ATACGATAGACCCGGTATTCAAGAAGGTCTTGACCAGGCTGCGCTTGATCTTAGCCATACTGCCTCCTTATGCGGGCGTGAACACTTTTGTGCTGGCGTTGAAGGTCCCCGAAACCGGATCACCGATAAAGTTGATGGTGAAGTTGATCTTCACTGCAGCACCACCCTCGCCGCCGAAATCCTCGATCGCAATGGATACGGTTTGCTTTTCGGCAGGATAGGCGGTTGGTCCGCCGGTCTCGTACATCCACACATTGACGATATCGGTCTCGGCATCGCCCAGCACGGCGCGATTTTTACGCAGTGTATCAACGAACTCGAAGACGGCGTCGCCAGAGACAGCGGTCTGCTCCACCGGCAGGGTGGGCGCATAGCTGTCGATACTGATACTGGCGTTGTCCTGGTGGACGTACGTCTCCTCGGTGGTCTTTGGGTTATAGGCGATCGTCCCGGTCACCACACCGTCTCCCAGCAGCGAATAAGTCGCAGTGGATAGAGGCGTTGTATTCAAAAATGTCTGTACTTCCGATCGTTTGATCTTAGCCATAGTAACGCTCCTTAAGGCGCCTGCTCATAGGTGAGCTTGCACTGCACCTGGTAGATTCCTGATTCCGACTTGCCCTGCTCGAACAGATAAGCCCAGCTCAGGGCTTCGATGGCCGTGGCAGTTTGCTTGGTCGCCAGGGTTGGTAATGTTCCGATAGCGGTCTGACTCTCAAACCAATCCGCCAGACTCTCGTAAAAACCACTACTCTCTAACCGTTCCAGATCATCGGCGGTGCTCTCCATGCTCTGGAAGGCGAACGGGAACTCCCGCACAGACCCGCCGTTCAGATAGGTCGCGACCACCTTCGGTCCCGGCAACGGCACGATAGCGTATTCCGTCGGTTCTGATCCCAGGTAGTTGACCCACAGCGGTGCGCCGGTCTTGAGACCGGTGTAGCTGGCCAGGTAGGTACGCACGGCGCTGATGATGCTCACGTTCCGCCTCCGGCCAATTGCTTGGCCCCGTCCAATATTTGCGACTTATAGGCCGCCTTCATCCGCTCGAACCAAAAGGGCCCGCGCAGCGGCCCGGTCTCGCTGCCTGGAACCCGGGCGGCGTAGTACTGCCGCCTGGCGTAGGGTGCGATCCAGCTCACCCGCCCGCTGCCGATCACCGTGCCCAGCGCCCCGGACTTGATCAGCATGCCGGTCTGCATGGGCGTGAACGGCTCGGACAGGCGCAGGATCTCACTATCGACAAACTTTTGAGCCTCTGAATAGCGCCGCTGCCACTTGGGCTGGAAGCTGGTAAACCACACCAGCTGCGCCTTGCCGTTGGGTGTCACGAAAACCGCGCCGCGGGGGGTCTTAATCACAGGGGTCATGAGGCTCCGATCTGCCAGTGCTGCATCTGCGCCGACCCGTAATCCATCCGGTCCACTGAGCGGATCGTCAGGACATCCGGGTGCTTGCGCTTGAGGTCCGCCATGGTAAAGCCTGAGTGGATCGCATCGTAGACCAGGCCCTTGACGATCACGAAGCCCGGCTGCAGGTTGAGCGGGCCACGCTCGAGCGGGATGTAGATCGTGGCCTGGTCGGCTTCCAGCATGCCGCTCTGGATGACGTTGGCCGCTTTGCGGTTCTCCCACATCACCCCGCGCACCTGCACGCTGGTCCACTCCTCGGTCCGGGTGGTTGGGTTGACCGACTTGATATAGATCGTGCAGTCGGCGTTAGTCCGCATCCAGACCTCTGTACATCAGGCCGGTAGCAGCCAAATACAGCTTGGCCGCCTTGGCCTGGCGGCGCTCGTCCGACACGGTGGAGACGGCGTAGGTGACCGAATGCTGCCCTACCCGCTCGGACTGGACCACACCGCCGGCGTCTGCCTTCTGCATCTCTTCGGCCACCGCGCAGGTAGCCCGCCGGATCAGCTCGATGGTGTCCGCATCCTCGTCAACTGTGACCACTGCAGCCGCCCGGCCAAAAGTGACCTGGTCGATCACGACCGAGGCCCTCATGGCCAGGCGGGGAAAATCCGCAGCAGAGATGGCAGACCCCCGGTACTCCTCAACGTAGAACGTGAAGTCCGCATAGGCTGCCATCTCTTGATCTCCTAGAGTGTCACGATCGATCGAGCAGAGCGACCAATTCGGCTTTGTTCATACCCGAATACCCTTCCAGACCGCGTTCTCTAGCCATTTCTTTCAGCTCGACAACGGTCGGTTCGGGCTCTTGCTCAGCCTTGGCCTTCGCCACACGCTCTGGTTTGGGCTCTTCAGCCACAACCCGGCGGGACAACTCATTTGCGGCTTCTGCTTCAGCCAGCTCTTGCTGCGCCTCAACCACTGCGATCATGGCTTCGTTCACTGCCAGCTGTTCTGGGGTGGGCTCTTGCTCAGCCAACGGGGGAACGTCGGGCAGCTCCCCAACCTTGGCATAGCCCCAGCGCAAGTAGTTTATTACCTCGTTCTCGGGAACATCAATAGTGATGCCCGCCTTTTCAAGTATTACTCTCATGTCATCACTCCTTATTCCACGCGTTACTAGCTGGCCTTGATGTGCGAATAGATGCCCAGGACCTTGTTGGCATAGACCCATGCATCGTGGTACAGGCGATATTGGATCTTCCAGCCATCCGCATCCTGATTGACGTCAGGATCGAAGAGCTTCAGATTGTCGTGCTTTTTCACCTGAAGAACTGCGGACGGGTGCAGCATCAAGAAGTTGATGTCCCGGCCTGTGGTTCCGGTCTTGGCGTACCCGCCAGCTGAAGCTGTCGCCCCAGCATCCAGCGTGATGCCCTTGTAGAAGCGGGTCTGTGGGACCATGATCACCGGCATACCATCCAGGGTGAGCAGGCGGCGGTCGAAGGAACTCTCGTTCGCCAGTGAGCGGGTGACGGCAGCCTTGATGAACCCGTAAACGGTGTCCGATGCGTACAAAATACGCCCTTCCACCGGGACTTCGGCTGCGTTCAATGCCGCGATTGCCACATCAATGGCAGCCATAACGGTGCCGCTGGTGAGCGTGGCGGGAGTGCCGACTTCGGTGATCCCCGACCAGGAGGCGTACTTGCTAAACCGGTAGGCATCCACTTCCGGCACAACCAGGGTGCGCATGTACTCGCCCACCAGGGTGCCGAAGGCCATGCCGAGGGTTTCCTCGTCATCCATCCGGTCGATGAACAGCTCGCGACCGCGCTCGGTGGCCAGGGTCAGGGTTTCCCATGTCCCGGTCACGTCCCCGATGGGGTAGCCGGTTGTGCGGCTGTATGTGCCCAGACCAACCAGGCTGGTTTTGAACACATTGACCACGTTTGCACCTGCAAAGTCAATCGGCTTGGTTAGCGCGTCCATGCGCGCGGTCAATGATTCCAGCTTGTAGATGTCATCCAGGATCGGTTGAAATTTTGCAGCTAATGCAATAGAGTTAGCCATTTTGTTTACTCCTCAGCGGGCAGACCGGCAGCTTTGCGCACTGCAATGACCATCGGGTCGCCCAATACGTTTTTGTTTTTCCCTCCCGCCACCACTCTAGGTGCGGGGGTGTCACTTTCGAACAGGTAATCATTCTCGGATTGGATCTTCTCGAGCTGCTCTTTGAGACCGCTGATGGAACCGTCCTCTGCCAATTTCAGCAGGTCGGGCTCCAAATGGGCTTTGACCGCCTTGAGGCTCTTGGCCTTCGCGCCGGTCAGCGCCCCATCCAGGGCATGATCGAACTTGAGCTTCGAGATCTGCGCAGCGGCTTCGGCCTGGGCCTGCTCGGCCTTGGTCCTCCACTCATCCGCAGCGGCCTTTACCCCATCGATGTCCAATTTCTTGAAGCCCTCGATGGCGGTGTTCGCTTCGGTGAGCTGGGTCTTGATGCCCTCCAGCTCGGTGGTAGCCGCTGTAAAATCGGCCTTGTGCTTCTCGACGCTCTTGCCATGCAGAGCCATGATCTTATCGACCAGCTCCTCGGCGATTTCCAGCTTGATTAGATCCTCTCGTTTCATTGCCTGTTCTCCTCTATCGCAATCTACCCTTTTTACGTGGTTGGGCCCACGTGACCGCCCGCTGCTNTTACGTTTAGCG